GAGATGTTCGGCAAGAAGCCGAAGGTGAAGATAGACGCTTACCACCACGGCGACGGCAACCACACCGGCGAGGCGCTGGGTTGGTGGATCGTGACGTACGAGGCGGACCACAAGCCACTAGCGCAGATCGACATGGAGCGGAAGCGCTGGCTGCAGCGACCGAGGCAGACGGTTTCGGTTGGATTGATTGCCGGTCCCGGCTGCGAGGAGACCATCGCGTGGACGCTGCGCTCGGTCTACCACATCGCCGACGAGATCATCATCGGCAACACCGGGATGGGTTCGACGCTCGACGCGGTACTGGACATGCTGGACAAGGAGAACCCGCTGTGGCGTTGGCCGCAGAAGGTGCAGGTGATCGACGCGCCCGATCCGAGGCAGGTCGGCTTTGACATCTCGCGCAACGCGGTGCTCGACGCCGCGCGCATGGACTGGTACCTGTGGATCGACACCGACGAGCGCTTCATCGGGCTGCCTGCAATGTGGAAGTACCTGCGCGAGAACCTGTACCACGGGTACGGCATCCGCCAGCACCACTTCGCAGTAGACACTAGCTTCCAGCCCGACATGCCGGTGCGCCTGTTCCGCCGCCGTCCGTACAAGGGACAGATGATGCGGTTCTTCGGTGCGATCCACGAGCACCCCGAGTTGAAGATGAACGAAGGCCCGGGGCCTATCGTGGTCTTGTCGGATGTCCACATCGCGCACGCCGGGTACTTGACCGAGGACGTGCGGCAGCGCCGGTTCCTGCGCAACTGGCCGCTGCTCAAGATGGACCAGGAGCGCAATCCGACGCGACTGCTCCAGAAGCACATGCTGATGCGCGACAACATCCACCTCGTCCGCTACACGCTCAACCAGAACGGCCAGCGGGTAGACAGCGAGGTGCGCCGGTTGTGCGAGGAAACGATCAAGCTCTACCGCGACCACTTCCTCGGCAAGCCGGGCTACACCAATACCGATTCGCTCCTGTACTACTCCGAGGCGTTGAAGATACTGGGCGAAGGGTTTGAGGTTGTGTGGCAGTTCGAGGCGGCGATCGACCACGAGCCGCAGATCAACGGCACGTCCAGGTACCGCTTCGCCAATGCGCAAGACCTAACCACTGCGGTGAACTTCATGATCAAGGAAAAGGTGGAGAAGTTCGATATGGAGTACTACTGAGATGTATGCCACCGTACAGGAAGTCATCTACACCTTGCCACAGATCGGGCAAGTGTCCACGCTGACCAGCGCCGCGATCCTCACCGCGATTTACCGTGCTGAGTCGGTCATTGACGCGAAGCTGTCCCGGCGCTACACGGTTCCGGTTATTCCGACGCCGCCAATCCTGACGACTCTTTCCTGCGATCTCACGATCTACCGGTTGATGACGCGCCGGTTGTTTTCGGGTGAGCAGCAGAACAGGTCGGACTGGCCGGAGAAGTACAAGGAGTCGATGGAGCTGCTCGAGGAGCTGGCTGACGGTAATCTCCAGCTGGTCGACTCCGGCGGGATCGTGGTGCAGCCGACCGTCGGCGCGGACATCGCGTGGTCGAGCACGCAGGGTTACACGCCGACGTTCAACGAGGATGGCGATCTGGCTTCGATCGTCGACCCGGACAAACTGGACTACCTCGATGGTACTAGACGTTAGGATGACAGTTGACACCCGCGTCGCGTCGCGGAAGCTGCAGCGCGCTGCAGACGCGATTAAGGTCACGCCGATGCTGGAAGTAATCGGCCAGGGATTGGTGCGGTTCTCGCGCCGCCTGTTCGAGACACGCGGTGCAGAAGTTGGCGGGTGGAAACCGCTGTCGCCCAACACGGTCGCGGCCAAGGGGAGCAATCGCCCGCTGTTTGTAACCGGCGAGCTGCGCGACAGCATGACGTACAAGGTGATTCCAGGCGCGCGGGTGCAGGTCGGTAGCGACGATCCAAAAGCGGTGTGGCATCACTTTGGTACGCGACCTTACGTGATCGTCCCGGTGCGGGCAAAGGTGCTCTCGTTTGTGACGGTGGCGGGGCGGGTATTCGCTTCGCGGGTGCACCACCCAGGGATTCCCGCACGCCGCATCCTGCCCCGCGCCGGGCAGGCCGAGGAGATTGCACGGTACGAGGCGAACGCCTACATCAAACGGGTGCTCCGTGGCTAGCATTCCCTACACCGAGATAGAAGAAGCAATCGGGTTCCGCATCGAGCAGCACTTACCGCAGGTGAAGGTGCTTATTGAAGATGAGTTCTTCCTGGCGAACGAGGAGCAGCCGATTGTCGCGATCTATCTCGAGCGCCGCGACATGGCCCCGCAACAGTACCTACGGCGCCGGGTCGACTACCACCTGATTTTCACTATTTGGTGCTGGTGCTTTTCGATGGAGGGACCGCGGGTGGCGGCGAAGCTACGCGACAAGCTGGTTCAGGACGTGGAGCAGGTTTTGCTTGGCGAGCGCACCTTTGGGATGGACGCCAACATCGAGACTTCGTGGATCGAAGGTGGTGAGCTTCCTACGGGCAGGGTGCCCGAGATTTCCGGATTCGCCTCGGGCGGGGAGTTGCGCCTGGTGGTGAAGGTGAACGCAACTTCAATGGAGGGTTGACGCAATGAAGGATACGTTTGTTCGTTTGCTGGAACCAGCCTTCGCGTGGCTCACGAGGTACATGGCGCACGCTGGCCTGATTCAGTTCGCGTACGGGTTTGGTGGTTTCATCGGATTTGCGCGCGAGACTAACTGGGGCAGTGGAGTTGCGGCTACCGACTACGTGGAAGGGATGAGCGAAGACCTGACGCTTTCGCTCGATCGGTTCGCGTACAAGGCGATCATCAACTCGCTGTCCGAGCCGGACGACGCGGTCGGCCTGTACCGCGTCGAGGGCGGGATGGAGTTTGCCTGCCACCCGGTCGCCATCGGCCACTTCCTGAAGGGCGTGCTCCACTCCTACAACCCGACCGCGGTAGTCACCGGCTCGCTCTACAACCACGTCTTCGTGACCACGAGCGGCGGGGCGGACTTTGACTCGCAGGTGCCGATCCAGCCGTACACGATCGAAGTGTTCCGCGATGTCACCTCGTCCCACCGCTACACCGGCTGCGTGGTCAACGAGCTGACGTTCACGATGGCGGCGAACGGTCCGGTGATGTGCAGCGCGACGTTCATCGGTCGCGGCGCGGACATCATCGCCAAGAGCACGCCGACCTTCCCGACCTCACCGCTGAAGCCGTTCACGTTCGACACCATCTCGCTGGCGATTGCCGGTTCGGGTACGGCGTTGATCGAGACGCTGGAGCTGACCATCAACAACAACCTGGAGGGGATCGGTGCGCTCAACCTCTCCCGCTACGTGGCGAAGGTGCGCCGCAACGACCACCAGATGGTGAACCTGAGCGGCACGATCGACTTCACGAACGTCACCGAGTACCAGAACTTCGTGAACCAGACCGAGCAGCGGATGACCATCTCGATGACGAAGGCGGCGTCGTTCCAGATGGTGATCGACATCCCGCGCATGGTGTACACCGCGTACCCGATGGGCATCCCCGGCAAGGAGCGCATCCTGACTTCGTTTGAGGGCAAGGGGTTCGTGCACCAGGGCTCGCTGAACGCAATCAAGGTAACGCTGACCAACCAGCAGTCGTACTACGGCCCGACTCCATGATGGTTTAACTCGAAGGAGAATAGAAGAATGACGAAGCTGAAGTTGCAAGGTGAAGAAGTTGATTTGACCAATGCACTGCCGCTGCGCGTTTCGGATTGGCGGGCGTTGGAGAAGCGAGGTATCTCGCTCGACAAGTTTACTAGCATGGTGGATGACGACGGTAAAGTTACCGTGCCACCGATAGAGGACATGGTGCAGGTTGTGATTAGGGTGTTGATGCGAGCGGGCAAGGACGAGGCGTTCGTGGACAATTTATCACTCAGCGAACTAACGCAGGTGTTCTCATTGATGGGATCTAAGGAGGTAGACCCGAAGGCGGTGGACCGCCCTACTTGAAGTTGCTTCACCTATTCGCAAGCACTTACGGGTGGAGTAACGATGATTTGCAGTCACTGACGATGAGTGAGTTGCGTTACCTGGTCAATGTCATTGTAGACGAGAAGAGGCGCAGCAAACGTGGCCGATGATGTAAGCCTATCTGTAGGGATGACTGGCGACAAGGATGTAGTCGCCGCTATCGAACGGCTGCGTACTGACTCGCGTGACATGGCGGTACAGTTCGCCAAGTTCTTCAGGCAAGCGAGGGACGAGGCGAGAGAGTTTGACTCGCAGATGAAGAATACTGCGAGTACGATGGAACGGACCGGGACGTCGGCCTCGGCGATGGGCAACCTTATCGCTAACGCAATCACCGGTGCTTTTCGCACCGCCACTCAGTTTGTCAAGAATGCGATTCAGGCCAACGTCGAGTACGCCGATTCGGTCAAGGATATGGCAACGCAGACCGGCGCAGCGGTCAAGACGATCCAGGAGCTGACCACCGCAGCAAAGATCGAGGGAGAGTCGATCAGCAAGGTCGAGACGGCGATGACCGCTCTCACGCGCAGGGTGATCGAGGCGCGCGAGGGATCGAAGTCCGCGCAGAAGGCATTTGCGGATCTCGGCCTGGACCCAACCAAGTTCAAGACTTCAGAGGAGGCAATTAACAAGACCATCGAGGCATTCGAGAAGATGCCGGAGGGTATGAAGAAGAGCCAGACAGCGGCGGCGATGTTTGGCACGCGGCTCGGTGCGTCAATGAACGAGGTTATCGGTTCGATCGAGGAAGCGCGCAAGGTAATGCGTGACTTCGGTACGGAACTGACAACCGAGCAGATCTCCGCGATGGACGAGTACAAGAAGTCGGTCAACATTCTGGGGATAGCGTTTGAATCCTTCGGTCAGCACCTTGCGGTCGAGATGGTTCCACTCCTCAAGGCGTTAATCACCGAGATCACGAACTTCGTCCGCGAAGCGGGCGGGATGGAGAATGTAGCCAAGGGCGTTGTCGAGGTGCTGCGCAACGTGGCCGGGTTTGGTATGAAGGCCGTTGCGATGTTCATCGCTCTGGGCAAATCCCTCGGGATCGTTGCCGCTGCGATGAGCGAGATGAAGTGGTATGACTTCCTCATACCAGCTAATGCAGCGGTGAAGGCTGCGGGTAAGATCAAGGAAGCGTTTGCCCGCTTCGGTCCGGAGGTGTCCGAGGAACTGGAGAAAGCTTTTGCCTCCGCCAATAGGATTATGGAGGGTGACTTTCCGAAGGCGGTCACGACCGCGACCGGGGCGACCAATACCTTGGGCAGAGCGGCAGACGCCAACGCGAAGGAGATCAAGAAGCTCGAAGATCAACTGAAGCGGATGGCGCAGACGCTGCAGGAGCAGGTGGCCACTTTTGGAATGGGCGAAGAAGCCGTCATGCGGTACAAGCTATCGCACGGCGAGTTCGCCAAGGCTACGTCAGCGAGCGCGGAAGCATCGAAGAAGCTCATTATCCAATTAGCGGCCCAGCATGAAGCATTGAAGTTGATCAAGGCGGCGGAAGAGCGGGACGCTGCCGCTACAGCGAAGATGGCGGAGGAGGATGAGGAGGCGTACTACAACAAGAAACGGGCAGAGAAGGCGGTATTGGATAACGCGAAGGCGTTCGAGATCGCCAACAACCCACTCGCCGCGTACAACAAGGCGGTCGAAGATAACATAAAGATGTGGGACACCGGGTTGGTGTCGCTCGAGGCGGTCCAGGCAGCGATGAAGAAAGCGGCCAAGACTTATGAGGACGCCATCGATGCACTAGACCCGATGAAGAAGATGTTCGATGAACTCATCCGCGCGGTGGAGGGGTTCGGTAAGAAGTTCACCGAGAATCTTGTCGACCTAGCAGTAGAAGGTAAGCTGGTGATCGGGGACTTTGCTAAGGAGATCAACCGCCTCGTCCTGAATATGCTAGTGAGCACGTTTATAACCAAGCCTATTCAAGACTGGGTGACGGAGTCAATTGACATACTCCGCAAGGGACAAGGCCCAATGAACGACGCACTCAACAGTATGTTCGGAGGCAACAAAGTCAACGCCGGATTCGGCGAATCGCTCCTAGGTAAGATGTTTGGTGGAGGAGCCGCTGCTATGGGTGGCGGTGGTGGATTGGCCGATGCGGGCGGTGCACTGGCGACGTTCGGTAGCGGGTTCGCTGGACCGTACGCTAAAGGCGGAATGCTCCCGGCGGGATTCTCCGGCATCGTCGGCGACGCCGGTCCGGAGTGGATCGGCCCGACTTCGCGCAACCGGAGCATCACGCCGCTCGACGGCGGTGGGGCGGGAGGCAGCAACGTCACGGTGATCAATCACTTCCACGACGTAGGTACCATGCCGACGCGCAGCCAGGAGCAGCTCGCTGCGCGTGCGGGGGACTCGATCCAGCGTGCGGTTAGGAAGAACAGATGACGACTTCGGTCAACAGCTTCATCGAGCAGCCGCGCTTCCCGGACGACATCTCTTACGGAAGCACTGGTGGCGCAGGATACGTCACTGACGTGGTGGTGTACGGTTCCGGGTTCGAGCAGCGCAACCCGCGCTGGCCGATGCCGAGGCACAAGTACAACGTCGCGCACGGACTGGAGAGCCAGCAGCAGCTGAACACCTTGCTGCAGTTCTTTCACATCGCGCAGGGCCGCGCGTACGGGTTCCGGTACAAGGACTGGGCAGACTATCAGGCCAACAGTTCCGGCATTTCCCTAACTGCTGGAACCGGCCAGTGCAACTCCGGCGGTGTCGGCACCGGCTCGCCTTACAACCCGCTTTACAAGAAGTACGGCCCGCTGTCCGGCTCCGTCTCCGGACCCTACGCACTGCGCCGGATCACGAAG